AGAGATAGCGTTTGACCGGTGGGGTGCTGTGCAGATGGTGCAGAACCTAGAGGGTATGGGCTTTACCGTTGTGCCCTTTGGTCAGGGCTTTAAGGATATGAGTCCGCCGACGAAGGAACTGATGAAGCTGGTGCTAGAAGAAAAACTAGCCCACGGCGGTCAGCCGGTCCTTCGCTGGATGATGGACAATATTTTTATTCGCACAGATCCGGCAGGCAATATTAAGCCGGACAAAGAAAAATCCACAGAGAAAATTGACGGTGCGGTAGCCACCATTATGGCTTTGGATCGAGCAATTCGCTGTGGCAACGATAACAGTGCTTCGGTTTATGACAGCCGGGGCATTTTGTTTTTGTAAAGGATGATGGACACATGATTGAAATAACTGTAACCAAGGCGGATGCTGCCGCCGCCAATTTAGAAACACTGACTAGCGGAATGGTGAATGCCATTTTCCTACACTTCACTTTTTCGGAGGAATGGTCAGCACTGTCCAAGGTGGCTGTTTTTACAAACGGCACTACCACCATTGACATACTGGAAGCGGAGTGGGCATCTCCGGATACCTGTGCCGTGCCTCCGGAGATCCTTTCACTGCCAGGTAAAACCGTAAAGGTTGGTCTGCGTGGCTATTCAGAAGACGGCAAAACCGTACTTCCAACTACGATGTGCAGTTTGGGTTCTGTGAAGCCGGGACCGGTAGCCGCCAACGACAGCACGTCAGCACAAAGCCTCCCTGTGTGGGAGCAGTTGCGGACACAGATGGCAAAGGTGGAGCAGAAGCTTACACCCTGCTATACCACATTGAAAAAACACAAAAGCCAAGATGATGCCGCTTCGCACACCTTGCGAATTTCTCTGCACGGTGTGGATTACAAAGTGGGGTCCACCGCTATTTATGTGTATCAGTGTATGAGAAGGCGGCATAGATCCACCTACTGGCGTCACCCAAGCAACTGGAATGAAGAGCCGGGTGAAGGCGTGTGCAAACTGGGATACGGCCAACTGGCCACCCACGCCTACGGCAACGGCGAAGGTGTCTTTGCTGTGAATTATCCCGAAGTACCGGAGTGGATGCCGAATGACGGTTATTTGAAAACAGTTATGTCATTGCATATACGGCATATCCGGCAGGGGCATTACGATTTGGATTTGACGACATGGCTATTACCGCTACTGAAACCGACCAACGAAGAGATGGACTGGCAGAAATGCGGAATGATCGGTATCCAAGGCGAAGGTACGGTTGCCCCGCTTCTTTTTAAGTTTTGTGTAGTTGTGGATGGCCGGGTCGTTGGTGAATCTAAAAACATTTTAGCGGTTGGCTTACGCGGTGGCTCCGAGGACACATCACCGCTGAACGACAATCAGACACTAAAACCCGGTTGCCTATACACATCCATTCGATGAAATTTTGGAGCAGTCATGCTGTATGAGAATCCCCTCTCCCCCGAGAGGGGATTGTCACCCGGTTTGCCCACTGTGCTGAGAGGTTGATCGCTCCTCTAAAAAATACTAGGAGGTTAATAAATGGGCATTTTCTCCGGCCTGTTCCGCAGTAGGGACAAGCCCCAAAACAGAACATCCGGTAGCACCTACAGCTTTTTCCTTGGTAGCAGCACTTCCGGAAAGCAGGTCACAGAACGCTCTGCAATGCAGATGACAGCAGTGTATTCCTGTGTCCGTATTCTGGCAGAGGCCGTTGCTGGATTGCCTCTGCATCTATACCGCTATACAGAAAATGGTGGCAAGGAGAAGGCATTGGATCACCCCCTGTACCGCTTGCTCCACGATGAGCCGAATCCGGAAATGAGTTCCTTTGTTTTCCGTGAGACCCTTATGACGCACCTTTTGTTGTGGGGCAATGCCTACTCCCAAATCATCCGCAACGGCAAGGGTGAGGTAATCGCCCTGTATCCGTTGATGCCAAATCGTATGACTGTGGATCGGGACGATGCTGGACAGCTGTATTATCAGTACACCACTGTTCCAGAGGATGCTCCTACGCTGGAAGGTACTATTGTGGAACTGCAACCCAAGGATGTACTTCATATCCCCGGGCTTGGCTTTGATGGCCTTGTGGGCTACAGCCCCATTGCTATGGCGAAAAACTCCATCGGTATGGCAATTGCCTGTGAGGAGTACGGTGCCAAGTTCTTTGCCAATGGTGCTGCTCCCGGCGGTGTCCTGGAACACCCCGGCACAATCAAAGATCCACAGCGTGTGCGAGAAAGCTGGCAGTCTACCTTCGGCGGTACAAGCAACGCCAATAAAATCGCTGTGCTTGAGGAGGGTATGAAATATACCCCCATTTCCATTTCTCCGGAGCAAGCCCAGTTCCTGGAGACCCGCAAATTCCAAATCAATGAAATTGCTCGTATTTTCCGTGTCCCACCTCATATGGTGGGCGACCTGGAAAAGTCGAGCTTTTCTAATATTGAGCAGCAGTCCCTTGAGTTCGTGAAGTACACACTTGACCCCTGGGTCATCCGTTGGGAGCAATCCATACAGCGGGTGCTTTTGACGCCGGAGGAAAAAGAGCAGTATTACGTGAAATTCAATCTGGAAGGGCTGCTCCGGGGCGATTACCAAAGTCGTATGAACGGCTATGCCATCGCTCGGCAGAATGGCTGGATGTCCGCCAATGACATCCGTGAGCTGGAGAACCAGGATCGTATCCCTGCCGATCAGGGCGGCGACCTGTACCTCATTAACGGCAATATGCTCCCCATGGGCAATGCTGGAGCTTTTGCAAATATTACCCCAACAACTGAAGGAAAGGAGAACAACCCCGATGAAGAAGTTTTGGAAGTGGACGAATCTGGCGGAGACCAATCCGGAGCTGAATCCGGAAGCGGAACAGACCCCGGCGGAGAGAACACTGCATCTCAACGGCACCATCGCAGAGGAAAGCTGGTTTGATGACGATGTCACGCCCCAGCTGTTCAAGGATGAACTGATGGCCGGCACCGGCAATATCACCGTATGGATCAATTCCCCCGGTGGCGACTGTGTGGCGGCAGCACAAATCTACAATATGCTGATGGACTACCCCGGCAATGTAACCGTCAAGATTGACGGCATCGCTGCCTCTGCTGCCTCGGTTATTGCTATGGCCGGCACAAAGGTGCTGATGTCTCCCGTGTCTATGCTGATGATCCACAACCCCATGACGGTTGCCTTTGGCGACTCTGCGGAAATGCAGAAGGCAATCGAGATGCTGGCTTCCGTTAAGGATTCCATCATCAATGCCTACGAAATCAAGACTGGTCTGTCCCGTGCAAAGCTGTCTCACTTGATGGACGCAGAGACCTGGATGGACGCAAACAAGGCTATGGAACTTGGCTTTGCAGATGGCATTTTAAGTCGCACAGAGACAGAGGCGGTGGAAGTTCCTGCAGTTTCTATGCTGTATTCCGAAGCCAATGTCGTCAACTCTCTCAAGGCAAAGCTGGCAGCCAAGTGCCGGATTGCCCCCAAGCCCCAGGCCAGTGAGCCTACCACACCCACCCGTACACACAAAGCCGATGACCTTTTGGATCGGCTCAATCTCATCAAAAACTGGAGGTAATTTTACTATGACTATTTCTGAACTGCGTGAAAAGCGCAACAAAGCTTGGGAAGCCGCCAAGGCTTTCGTGGAAACCAAGCGGGATGCTGACGGCCTGATGACCGCCGAGGATGCCGCTACCTATGCCCAGATGGAGCAGAAGGTGCAGGACTATAGCACCGAAATCGACCGTATGGAACGCCAGGAGGCAATCGACCGCCAGATGAACGCTCCTACCAGCACTCCCATCACCGGCAAGCCTGCCACCGCAAAGGTGGACACCAAGCCTGGCCGTGCGGCAGATGCCTACAAGACTTCCTTCTGGAATCAGATGCGGAACAAGACCAGTGTCGAGGTTCGTAATGCCTTGAGCGTGGGCGTAGATGCCGATGGTGGTTATCTCGTCCCCGACACCTTTGAGAAGCAGTTAATCGCTGCCCTCAACGACCAGATGGTTGTCCGTAAGCTGTCCCACACCTTTATCACCGCCTGCGGTGTTCACAAGATCCCTGTGGTCACCTCTCACGGCACTGCCAACTGGGTAGAGGAAGCCGGTGAGATCCCCGAGACTACTGAGACCTTTGGTCAGCAGTACATCGGTGCGCACAAGCTGACTGCCCTGATTAAGATTTCCGAGGAGCTGCTCAACGACGCTGCCTTCAACCTGGAGGAGTATTTCCAGAAGGAGTTTACCAAGCGTATCACCAATGCCGAGGAGGTTGCATTCCTCACCGGCGACGGCAACGGCAAGCCTACCGGTCTGCTGGATGCTGATACTGGTGCAGAGGTTGGTGTTACCACCGCTTCCGCTACCGAAATCACCGCTGACGATGTTATCAATTTGTACTACAGCCTCCGCGCACCTTACCGGAGCAAGGCTGTGTGGCTGCTGAACGACTCCACCGTCAACGCCCTGCGTCTGCTGAAGGACAAGAACGGTCAGTTTATCTGGCAGCCCTCTCTCAAGGATGGTACTCCCGATATGCTGTTGGGTCGTCCCGTTTACACTTCTACCGCATTCCCCAGCATCGGTGCCGGTCAGAAGGCAATTGCCTTTGGTGACCTGTCCTACTACTGGATCGGTGACCGTGAGGGCATCACTTTCCGTCGCCTGAACGAGCTGTACGCAGCCAAGGGTCAGGTCGGTTTCCTGGCTACCAAGCGTGTGGATGCAAAGCTGATCCTGCCCGAAGCCGTCAAGGTGCTGCAGCTCGGCTCCGCATCCTGATAACAGGAGGTGGCGGTGATGAGTGAACTTCTGACAAAGGTCAAGCAAAACTTAATATTGGAACACGAGGCTGACGATCCTCTGCTGGAGAGCTTCATCACCGCTGCCATTGCCTATGCGGAAAGCTATCAGCATATTCCCGAAGGCTACTATTCGGAAAATGCGATGCCTCCCACCACAGAGCAAGCAGTCATTATGCTGTCGTCCCACTTTTATGAGTCCCGGGACGGCAGCACCGGTGGCTTCTTTGCAGACAATGTACAAGCCGGACAGCAAACCTGGAACACGGTCAATATGCTTCTCCGGCTTGATCGGAATTGGAAGGTGTAGCGATGAGCTTTGGAAAAATGAATGGCTTTGCGGATATCGTTGCCGTAAGGCGTGTGAAAGATAGCGAGGGTTTCGCCACTACGGTGGAGGAAACTCTCGCTTCCATTCGTGTTTACCGGGAAGGTCGCCACGGAAGTCAGCGGTGGGCTAATCTTGCCGCCTTCTCCGAGGCGACTGACCTTTTCCGGTTTCGGTGTATCCCGGGGCAGCCTGTGACCACGGATCATATTATCGTCTGCGATGGTGAGCGTTATGAAATCACCTCCGTAGAGGACGTCAAAGGTCGCGGGATGTATGTGGAAGCCCTAGCTAAAAAGGTGGTGGCTACCAGTGGCAAAGGTTGATATCAAAATGCCGGATGAGTTCTTGGAGCGAATGTCCAAGCTCGGCAGTAACTTTGATGCCATTGCAGAATCTGTCCTAGAAGCCGGTGGGGAGATTATTCTTGACAGAGCTAGGAGCAACCTATCTGCCGTGGTCGGTAGTGGTACAAAGTACGACTCTCGATCCACGGGTGAATTGGAAAATGCTCTCGGCTTGACTCCGGCAAAGGTGGACAGAAATGGCAATCACAATATCAAGCTTGGTTTTGCCGAGCCTCGTCGGGATGGTGGCAGTAATGCAAAGCTTGCCACGATCCTGGAATACGGTAAGCACGGACAGCCAGCAAAGCCCTTCCTAAAACCTGCTAAGAGTGCATCCAAAACAGCCTGCCAAAATGCAATGATGCAAAAACTGGAAGAGGAGGTCGGTAAGCTATGAGCGTTCTTGCGGACATCCAGTCGGCACTTTCCGGACTGGATATTCCTATGGAAACCGGTGTGTTTACTGGGGTAGCACCTGTGAAATATATCGTGGTTGTCCCCATGGTAGATACCTTCGATCTCCACGCTGACAATGCTCCCAATGCAGAAGTGCAGGAGGCTCGTATTTCCCTGTACTGCCAAGGTAGCTACACAAAGGAGAAGAATGCCATTGTAAAGGCACTGCTGGCAGCGGAACTGACCATCACAGAGCGAAGGTACATCGGCTATGAAACGGAAACCGGCTACTACCACTATGCGGTGGATGTAGCCCAATGTTATGAACTGGAG